CCAAAACATTCACGCCCGCCGATCAGAAGGTGCTTGTCGGTGTGGGCGACATCAAGTGGCAGGTGACGGGTGACGCCACGGCTGGCGGCGCATCCATCCCAAGATCCACCAAGATCGAAACTATGCTTCGCCAATGTATCGGCGGGGGGCTCTATGGCTACTCGACCGGCCCGAGGCTGGTATGAGCGGGGCAGCCATAGCCGCTGAAGTTGCTCTGGCATATGCTGAGGCGGGACGTGAGGCAGGTGATGGCGTGGGCGCGGTGTCTGTTACGATCAGCCGGCCAGGGCAGCCCGCAGGCCCAGCATGGAACCCCACACCCGGCGCGCCAGTGGTTCACACCTTCACGGCCAAGCCATCCGCCAAGGCTTACACGCAGCGGACCGGGCTGGCATTGGGTGCGGGTGAGTTGGTCTATTCATTGGCGAACCACGCCGTGACGATTGCCCCTAGCACGTCCGATGTGCTGACAATCGACGGCGTGAATTGGCCCGTGCAGGAAGTTATTCCGATGGACTCAGCGGGCTTTGTCATATCCTGGCTGGTGAAGGTGAGCAAATGACCGTTGTTCCGGCACGCGTTGATCTGAAAATCTACCAAGGCTCTGACTTTTTGCAGGTCGTGACATTCCTGCAAACTGCGGGCGGAACGCCTGTCGATCTGACGGGGCTGACCGGGCGTATGCAAATCCGCCAGACTCTGGCATCCTCTGACATTATTATGGACCTGACCACTGCCAACGGGCGGCTGACATTCGGCGGAACAAACGGCGTTGTGACGATGACGTTAAACGCAACGGAAACGGCCACGATCTTGACGGATGGCGTTTACGATCTGGAATTTGTAACAAGCGCGACCAGCGCCGCCCGTTGGCTTGAGGGTCTTGTGATTCTCAGCAAGGAGGTCACGCGATGACCGCCGTCGTAATCCAGCAGTCCGCGCCGCCTGTCGTTGTCACGGTTGGCATACAGGGGCCGCGTGGTACAGACGGCACATCTACGCTCACAATCGACCCAAAGGCAGGCAATCTCCTAACCACAAGCTCAGCGGGGCTGTTTGTAAACGGCGCGTTAGACCTCGGCACTTTCAACTAAAACATAAAGGAATATCTCAATGCCCTCAGTTCAGCAGAAACGCGGACTCTTCGCCAACCTCCCTTCATCGGCCCTCTTGCCCGGTCAGATATTCGTCACGACTGACCGCCAGACAGCGCACTTCCCGACAGACGCCACAACAATGGTACCTGTGGTTCCTGCCATTGATGCTTTAACCGCGATTGGTACGGTTGCAGGTGCAGCTGACTTGCTAATCATGCACGATGCCAGCGCAACGGGTCTGAAGGAAAAGAAGATCACATTTGATGCGTTCAAGACTGCGTTAAATATTCCTGAGGGTTCTACTGATGAGCTTGTGGCTGTTGTTGATGGTGGCACAGCAGGTTTCATTTGGGGAACTGATGGAACTGACGGGATTTTCCGAATGAACACATCAATGTCTTGGTCAAAAGATGCTGGTGACAGTTTCGTCACTTTGGCCGTTGGTGCGGTAGACTGCGGGACGTTCTAAATGCCAGACGTTCAGCACAAACGCGGGACTCGCGCTGATCTTGACACACTAGCCGCTGCTGATGGCCTTCTCGTTGGGCAGATTTATGTCATCACAGACGAAGACCGTTTGGCCGTTGCTCTGTCCATTGGTTCCTATCAAGCAATGGCAAAAAAGGGGGAGGGTGCCAGTATAACCATCACGGTGGCTGCTGATGAAACAGCATACAATAATGCCACCCCTTCGGGGACTGAATTGGTGGTGCTATATGCCTAAGTTAGACCTCACTACGGCCCGGCGATTAAAGGTTGCTGGCGGAGAGTTGGCTAAACTCAAAGGTGACGGTTTCGATTGGTTTGGTCTGTTTGATCCTTCGCAGTTAGATGATTTATCCATTTGGTTAGATGGGTCTGATGCTTCAACTCTCACAACGTCCAGAAGCGATGTGACACACTGGGCTGGTAAAAATGGCGTGGCCAATACTGATTTTTCTCAGACCACTGCTTCGTTAAGACCCACAACAGGTTCCACCACTATTAACGGTATGGCTACTGTTAGATTTGCAAATGAAGCCGACGTAATGGTTTCTGACACAAACCCCTTTGGATCGTCGATAGCAAACGCTTTTGTAATCGTTGTTCATAAAATAACGTCGTCGGGAAATGGAACTCTGTTCGCATTGACTGATAATAGTACTACTAATAGTACTATTAGATGGCAAAGTCACGTTCCATGGTCAGACGGAAATCTTTATTTTGACGTCGGCGGCACTAGTGGAAGTAATCGAGTTTCCGCCTCTTATGGCGTAAGTGTAGACACCCCCGTCATGACTTCCTTTTATGGGTCGGTAGCAGACAGTAAACAAGAAGTTTACAACAACGGCACGTTTCTTGTTGGTGACTCAAATGCAACGTCCGTGCCCACATCAGGGAATGTAAGACTTGGTAGACAAAGATCATCTGTGGGTGAGTTTATAGTTATCAATGGTCAAGTAGATACCGCAAATAGGCAACGCCTCGAAGGGTATCTGGCTCATAAATGGGGAATGCTTGCTGATCTTCCATCAGAACATCCTTATAAAACTCAAGCTCCGAGGAGAACTTAATGGCTACGCTATCATCAAAAATTAGTTCGGTTGCCGACTATGCAACCGCAGCTCAAGGAACAAAAGCTGACGGCGCATGGACTCTGTGAGGATTGAATGACAACCCGCGACACCCGCCAAAATTTCCTGAAGCTGCTGGATGACACCTGGCCCGGCGTCCGGTCGGAGTTTGTCGCAGCCATGCGACAGGCGCGGGCTGGCGTTGATATGAAGGCGCTTGAATCTGCCATTGCGCGGGGTGATGTGGAGATATGACCCTTCCAGACGCCCACATGGCGCAGATCGCGGGGGTGCTTGACAGGCTATCTCTTAGCCGAAAGGAGGCCAGTCTTTATGTCTTGCTGGCCGATGCGCGCGGGCGTGTGCTGACCTACGGCTTCATCATAGAGCAGCTGCGCGAAGCCGAGGGATACTGGACCACCGAGGAAAGCATCCGCTCGCGCCTGCGCAGGATGCGTCCGGAACTGGCGCGGCACAGAGAAGCGATTGAAGCAGTTTACGGCGTCGGGCTGCGGCTGACTGGTTCAGGAAGTCATCCCAATGAACCCGGCAGGATGGTAAAGGTGGGTAAATGACAAACGAAGCCAAGCACATGATGAGCCGCGCCCATATCGAGGCGCTGATTTCCGCAGCCGAAAAAGAACTGCCGATCGAGGCGCGGAAGGCGGAGTTTGTGGCGCGCGTCCGGTTTTTGCATTACACTGCCCACATCGAGGCAGGGTTCAGCCCCGAAGATGCGCTGTTCTTGTGCACGGAGGCCACGAAACTGCCATGACAACCCGTGACACCAGAAAAGCCTTCCTGAAATTACTCGACCAGACATGGCCGGGCGTCCGGTCGGAGTTTGTCGCGGCCATGCGCCAGGTACAAAGCCAGGCGAACATGAGGGCTCTTGAGGAAGCTATCGGGCGCGGGGACATCCAGGCGGCGTTTGCAGCACTGCGGTTCGACGCAGCCGATCTGTTCCGCACCGATACGGCAATCACCGCAGCACTCGCGGCTGGCGGCAATTACCAGATGGGCGCCTTCCAGCACGCCACCCGCCGCGCCCCGGTTGGCAGTCGGGTTGTGCAATCCTTTGGGGGGCGGAATGAGCGGGCCGAACGTATCGCGCGGGATCTGGGCTCAAGGCTGGTGACTGAGGTAATCGACGACACGCGGGTTCTCATTGCACAGACGATCAGGGCGGGACTGGAGGCTGGAAACAACCCGCGACGCACCGCGCTGGACATCGGCGGGCGGATGGTCAACGGCACGCGGCAAGGCGGGCTGGTGGGGCTTACAAGCGGGCAGGCAGGGTATGTCAACGGCAGGATTGACCCTATAACACAGAGGCTCATTCCGGGGCTGCGGCAGGAACTT